ACAGAAGCGGTTAGCTCAGGTAAACAGTTGGCTCAAAGCGGTAGAGCCTGACGGTAGAGTGAGAGGTTATGTTAATCCCAACGGTGCAGTCACCGGACGTATGACTCACAGCCACCCTAACATGGCTCAGATACCTAGCAGTAACTCACCTTACGGTAAAGAGTGCAGGTCTTGTTGGACTGTAAAGCCCGGTAACAAACTGGTAGGCATTGATGCTTCAGGCTTAGAACTTAGAATGCTTGCACACTATATGAACGACAAGGAGTACACAAATGAAATCCTCAACGGCGACATTCACACAGCTAACCAAAAACTTGCAGGACTTGAATCAAGAAATCAGGCAAAGACTTTCATCTATGCACTCCTTTACGGAGCCGGAGATGCAAAACTTGGGTCAGTATCTAAGCAAGGTAAGGCAAGAGGTAGACAACTGCGAAACACATTTCTTGATAGTCTCCCATCATTTGCGGCTCTTATCAAGCGAGTACAGAGAGAAGCTAAAAGAGGATTCCTAAAGGGTCTCGACGGTCGTAAGCTTTCAGTACGGTCAGAACATGCTGCACTCAACACACTGTTACAGTCAGCCGGTGCAATCGTTATGAAGGAGGCGTTAGTTATTCTTCAAGGTTACTTTGATAAGTTTCAAGTAGACGCTAAGTTTGTAGCTAACGTCCACGATGAATGGCAGATTGAAGTACATGAGTCAGCCGCTGACGATGTAGGTAGACTAGGTGTTGCAGCAATTGCACAAGCAGGTATAAACTTAAACTTAAACTGTCCTCTTGATGGGGACTTCAACGTCGGAGACGGTTGGCATGAAACCCACTAAAGCAGATAGAAAGAAGTTTGACCTTGACTTAGCATACGGAGAAGTTCGTGAAGATAAAATTGCAGCGATGCTTACAGGTAAAAAGATAGAAGTTAAATCAGAGCGTGGTATGTGGATGAAGACAGGCAACATCGCCATTGAGTATAAGTCTTACGGTAAGCCATCAGGTATCGACGCAACGGAGTCGGACTACTGGTTCCATAACTTATGTATTGATGACGATGAATACTGTACACTGGTGTTCAACACTAAGACACTCAAGAAGATTGTTAAGCGCCTCGATACCTTCAAGACTGTATCAGGGGGTGACAACAGAGCAAGCCAGATGTACTTGTTAAATCTTCAGAAGCTATTCTCTTCTGATGTAATCAAAGCATTCAAGGAGTTAGAAGATGAACCAGAAGCCGCTTAATACTATAGTACCTGACATCTACAAGATACTCGGAGACCTTTCAAAGGGTGAGCCTCTTCCAATAACGGAGGAGGCACTTGACCTGACGATGGCTTCAATGAAAGAAGCAATCCTACATTGGGCAACACCAAGGAAGCGGGACACCGACTTCACTGTACGAATGTCTAACGTAGGTAAGCCGTCCCGACAGATGTGGTTTGAGAAGCGTGACCCTAATGGTCGTGGAGATGTTGATGGTGCAACGCAGATTAAGTTTCTCTACGGTCATGTGTTAGAAGAGATTGTACTTATGCTTGTACGAATGGCAGGACACAGCGTCACCGATGAACAGAAGGAAGTAACAGTCAACGGCATTGTCGGACACATGGACTGTAAGATTAACGGTCAGGTAGTAGACGTTAAGTCTGCATCCAAGTTTGCCTTCAACAAGTTTATGAAAGGCACACTGGCTGACGATGACCCTTTCGGTTACTTAGGACAGCTTGCCGGTTACGAGAAAGCAGAAGGCACAGACGAGGACGGTTTCCTTGTTATCAACAAAGAAAGCGGTGAGCTGTGTATGTATTGTCCCGATGACTTGGACAAGCCGAACATTGACACAAAAATAAATACACTGCTAGACGAATTAAAACTTGACACGCCGCCTGAAATGTGCTATAATCCGACCCCTGATGGCAAGAAAGGAAACATGCAATTGCCTAAAGGATGTACGTGGTGTAAGTATAAACACGAATGCCACAAGGATGCCAACGATGGCGAAGGACTTAGAACTTTCAGATACTCTACAGGCTATAAATACTTAACCCATGTAGAGGCAGAACCAAAGGTAGATGAAATACTATGAACAGAAAGGTAAGTAAGCGCATACGAAACAAAGCTATTGGTATTCAGCTTGAGTGGGTTCACAGCCTTCTCAACACTGAAGAAGCGCAGAAGGTTACACACAGTAACTTGCAGGAGATGCTGCCTAAACAGACACATCTCTGGGCGCAAGGACAGTTTTACAACAGTGCCTTCAGTCTTAGGCATCTGATGAACAACATAAAGAAGATACACCGACGAGACCCTAAGCGTAGCATCTGGGACATTCACTTAAAAGATATTCAGGATGTGATAAAGATACGATAACCACATCCGCAAGGAGGCGATTTGGCAAAGGTACGGAAAGGATATAGGAAAGCGAGAGTGAAGCGCCCAGTTGAGAAAGACCTGATAAAAGGTTACGACTCTAACTGGGAATATGAACTTCACTCTGGCATACTAGATGCTTGGGAACATCACGTTGATAAGGTTGAGTATGTTATACACCACAAATACGAGCCGGACTTCGTGAGAGAAATAGATGGCAAGAAGATATTGCTCGAAGCAAAGGGCAGGTTCTGGGACAGCGCAGAGTACAGTAAGTATATCTGGGTATCAAAAGTTCTACCACCTGAGATTGAGTTAGTGTTTTTGTTTGCTAACCCCAACGCCCCGATGCCCCAAGCCAAAGTTAGAAAGGATGGCACACGACGCTCTCATGCTGAGTGGGCTGATAAAAATAACTTCCGGTGGTTTAGTGAAGACAGTATACCGGACACATGGATTAACGCTAAGAAGCGAGAGGACTTTAAGAATGAGCATTAACGATGCAACACCGGCAGACTGGGACAAGGTAGCCGCTACCGGAGAACCTACGTTTGAATCTTACATGGAGAGGCTGAACTCTCAGGTAGTATTCGATGGCACTAAGCCTGAACCACAATCAGCTTTCGCAGATGACATAGAAGAGTTTGCAGGTTGTTGGAATGAGGTGGAGAACCACGAGTGGTTAGAGTATCCCTCAGTTGGTAAGCCTGACCCTGTAAATGCTCCGGTACATTACAACGCCGGGAGCATTGAGTGCATTGAAGCTATCGAAGAGTCTATGAGTGCTGACTCATTCCGAGGCTACCTCAAGGGCAACTGTATGAAATACTTGTGGCGTTATAGCTACAAGGGCAAGAGCTTAGAAGACGTTCAGAAAGCTCAGTGGTACTTACAGAAGCTAGTAGGAGCTTTGGGCGGATGAAGTGGTGGAGGATATGGGCAAAGTCATTAGGTGAGAAGGTTGGAGAAACAGACAGGCAAGCCAACATGGTTGCTATCATCCGAACCTTCTGGTGGGTTGTCCATATCTTCACATGCTTTATGATTATTGTAAGCAACGCAAAGAATTTAGGTTGGCTATGATGGAAGACAGGAAAGAAGAAAGGCGTGATAGGTTTGACCGCAAGAAAAAATTCAAGAAAGAAACGAGGTCTTCGAAAGCGAAGGCGCAACGAAAACAAATAAAAAGGAAAGAAGATGACAGGATATTTATGGGGTATGCTCTGGAGTATTGAGCTACGGTTTGGTATTGGCTTGGACATCGAGAGTGTTGACAGCCGCCCAGTATGGACACTGAAAGACGAAGAGCTAGACACGATGCCATTCAGCGGGCTGATACTACAGATTCCATTTTTTACTATCTCTATTGGTAATGTGTATACGGAGACTGAAGAATGATGACGTTCTTAGTTTTGGCAGGACTTACTGCCTGCCTAGTATATGGAATTATAGAAACAATAAATCACTGGAGTGACAACGATGACACCAAATAATATTTTACGACTAAAGAGCCTTGGCTTTTTTATTATCTCTCCCATCTATGTACCGCTTGTGGTATGTTGGGAAAACCGGCAAGACATTAAAGACTTTTACAAAGAATGTTGGGAAATAGCTACAAACACACACGAAGAATTGGAGAAGTAAAGATGGACAAGTACCAACAGTTTATACACAAAAGCCGATATGCACGATGGATGAGAGAAGAAGGCCGCCGAGAAACATGGGCAGAGACAGTACAACGTTACGTAGATTTCTGGACAAACCGTGGACAGATTGACAGCAAAGTGGCCGGAAAACTATACAACGCCATCCATGACCTAGAGGTTATGCCGAGCATGAGATGCTTGATGACTGCTGGTGTAGCACTAGACAAGGACAACGTAGCAGGCTTTAACTGTAGCTACCTAGCCATCGACTCGCCCCGAAGCTTTGACGAGCTGATGTATGTTTTGATGTGTGGTACTGGTGTAGGGTTTAGTGTTGAACGTAACTTCATTACCAAGCTGCCTGTAGTTGCAGAGTCTTTCCACAAGACTGACACAACCATTGTAGTGGGTGACAGCAAGGTTGGATGGGCCTCAGCATTCCGTGAGTTGATTGCAATGTTGTATGCCGGTAAGATTCCTAAGTGGGATATGTCAGGTGTTCGAGGTGCAGGTGAAAGACTAGAGACGTTTGGCGGTAGAGCTTCAGGGCCACAACCACTCGATGACTTGTTCCACTTCTGTGTTGATGTGTTCCGCAAAGCAGAGGGTCGTAAGCTAACATCTATT